CAGAAAGCTGTTGACTTCGCAAAGGAGATACCTAACCGAATCAAAGAGGCAGTAAAAGAGGGTAGAGAACTAGTAGAACTAGAGAAAGCAGCCCAATTAGCAGCCGTCCAGCGGCAAAAGATTCAGTTGCAGTACCAGCGCAGCGAAGAGCAATTAAGGCAAATCAGAGACGATGTAAGCAATAGCATAGCCGAACGCCAAAAGGCGAATGAGGATTTGGTTAAATTGCTGGAAGAGCAGGCCAAAAAGGAACTAGAGCAGTTAGAGATTCAGAGGGCCTATGCTGCCGCGCAATATGCGCGTGCCCAAACGACTGAAAACCTAGTAGCCCTTCAGCAGGCCGAATTAGAAATCATAGATTTGAGCGAACGCCTAGAGGGCCAACGCTCTGAGGCTCTTGTAAACCGCATTGGTTTGCAGCAAGAACTTTTAGATCTTCAGCGAACCGAAAAAGAAACGGCTGCTGAGATATATCAAATCCAAGAGGAGGGTAGCCTAGAGTTAATAGACAATGAGGTCGCTCGCGCACAGAAGGAGATTGAGATAGCCCAGAATGTGTTTAACACAAAAAAGGCTTTCTTAGAAGAGCAAATTGCCCTATACAAAGAAGGCACGCAGCAACGCGCAGATGCTGAGGCGGAACTAGCCGTGCTAGAGGCAGAGAACGCATCGCGTAGACTTGTACTAGAGAAAACCCTACAGGATGCTAAAGTGGCTACTATCCAGCAGGCCCTATCTAGCGTAGCGGCTCTAGTTGGTGAGAACACCGCAGCAGGAAAGGCTCTAGCCTTAGCACAGGTAGCCATTGACACTTACACGGGTGCAACTAAAGCGCTAGCGCAAGGGGGCATATTTGGCTATGTTGGGGCGGCTGGCATCATAGCACAGGGTATAGCAAATGCGCGACAGATTACGGCAGTAGAGGTTCCTGGAGAACCAGATGTGGCAGGGCCATCAATCAGCAATAATTTGACAGGTGCTAGTGTAGCGCCTCAATTTAATTTGGTGGGTCAAAGTGGAATAAACCAACTTGCTGAGAGCATTAACCGCCAAAATCAGCAGCCAATGCGAGCCTATGTAGTTGGTAGCGATGTCACCACATCACAAGAACTAGAACGCAAACGAATCAAAACCGCGACATTCGGATGAACATTATAGAACTAATCCTAGACGAAGCAGAGGAATTGATGGGCATTCAAGCCATCAGTATCGTAGAGAGCCCAGCCATTGAAGAGAATTTCATTGCGATGAACTCGCACGAAATCAAATTTGCAGAGCAGGACAAGGAGAAGCAGATTCTGCTTGGCCCAGCCCTAATCCCAAATAAGCCGATTTACAGGCGCGATGGCGAGCAGGAGTACTATGTGTACTTTTCAAAAGATACTATCCGTAGAGCCTCTGAGATGTTCCTACAGAAGGGGAATCAGAACGAGTCCACACTAGAACACGATGCAAAGCTGAATGGCTTATCTGTGGTTGAATCTTGGATTATTGAAGATGATGTCCAAGACAAAAGCCGAAAGTATGGTTTAGATCTTCCCGTAGGTACTTGGATGGTATCAATGAAGGTGAATAATGAGGCCGTCTGGAAAGACTATGTAAAGACAGGAAAGGTAAAGGGATTTAGCATTGAGGGCTACTTTGTAGACAAGGTCAATTTCCGCAGCCAACTATCCGTGATTGAAGAAGAAGAGGCTATGGCTATGCTATCCACTATTCGGGGTATAGTTAGCAAAAACGGGGAGGTTGAACTAGAATCCTATTCTGACTACCCAAGCGGTGTAAAGAATAACGCTAAGCGTGGAATTGCACTAAACGAAAAAAACGGGAACAAGTGCGCTACGCCCGTAGGTAAAGTAAGAGCCCAACAACTAGCACAGGGGAAGCCTCTTAGCGTAAAAACCATTAAGCGTATGTATTCATACCTATCACGGGCAGAGGAGTATTACGATGAGGGGGATTCTAGCGCCTGTGGTACAATATCTTATTTACTATGGGGTGGACTAGCGGGAAAGCGCTGGGCCGCTTCTAAACTCAAAGAATTAGGATTATGGGAGGAATGAAAAAAGGAGATGTAGTTATACCCAGCCGCACTTCCCCAAGAGGGGGGCGACGCGGTTGCCTGTGCAAAGATCAAAATACCTACTCGCAAAAATGCTGCGATGGTTCCCTTTGGGCACAGGGCATTGGACCTACTACAGGGCCAAATTAAAAATGTAATTTATTTTTTTAATTCAATTACTTAGTTAGTATGAAAGCAACCGAAGTGTTAAAGCGTATTATGACCGAACTCTCAGCCGTAGGCTCAGTAGAGGTAAAATTCGCTCAAATGAAACTTGAAAACGGAACGGTCTTAGAGGCCGAATCGTTTGAAGCGGAAAATGAAGTATTTATCGTAAACGAGGAAGAGCGTATCGCCCTTCCCGTAGGTGAATACTCATTAGAAGATGGGCGCGTTCTAGTTGTTTCTGAAGAAGGCGTAATCGCTGAGGTAAAGGAAATCTCTGGAGAAGAGCCCGTAGAGGTTGAGGAAGAAGTGGAAATGGAAGCTTCTGAGCCAGCCACTCCTAAAAAGATTGTGGAATCTACAAGCGTAGAGACACACTTTAACGAAGAAGAATCAGCCGAAGAAGTTGTTGAAGAGCAACTAGCAGAGGAAGAGCCTTCTATGGAGGACAAAGTTAAGGCTGTCGTTATGCCTTTAATTGACGAGATTAAGGCTGAGCTCTCTGCCATCCGTGAAGAGATGGGCTACCAGAAAGAGGAAATGTCTAAGAAAGAAGAAGAGGTAGAACTTATGAAGGCAGAATTGTCTGAGCAAAGCGCAGCCAAGCCCATTAAGCACAACCCCGAAAATGCTCCTAAGGGTGAATTTAAAATGGCTCAACGCCGCCCCATGAATTCACTTGACCGAGTAATGTCAAAACTGAATAAATAAAAACCACAAATAGAAAATGGCTACGACTACTAGCATTACTACTACTTACGCTGGCGAATTTGCGGGTAAGTACATCGCTGCTGCTCTTTTGAGCGCAGACACCCTTGACAAGGGTTTGGTTGAAATCAAACCTAATGTCAAATACAAAGAGGTTGTTAAGAAACTCGCTACAGGCGATTTGGTTGCTAACGCTTCTTGTGACTTCTCTGCTACTTCATCTGTTACCTTGACGGAGCGCATCTTGCAGCCCGAAGAGTTCCAAGTGAACTTGCAGTTGTGCAAAAAGGACTTCCGTTCTGACTGGGAGGCAATCCAAATGGGTTATTCTACCTATGACAACTTGCCCCCTAACTTCTCTGACTTTTTGATTGGCCATGTTGCCGCTAAAGTTGCACAGAAGACTGAAGAAACTATCTGGGGTGGTGTTAACGCTACTGCTGGTGAGTTTGATGGCTTCGTTACTTTGATGACTGCTGATGGCGATGTGAATGATGTTACGGGTACAACCGTTACTGCCGCGAATGTTATCACGGAATTGGGTAAGGTTGCTGATGCTATCCCTAACGCCATCTACGGCAAGGAGGATTTGACCATCTATGTTCCTCAGAATGTGGCTCGCGCTTATGTTCGTGCTTTGGGTGGATTCGGTACTTCTGGCTTGGGTGCTAATGGTATGGACAACAAGGGCACTATGTGGTATGGTCAAGGCGATTTGTTCTTTGATGGTATCCGTATCGCTATGGTATCTGGTGTTGCTTCCGACACTATGGTTGCTGCTCAGTCTTCCAACTTGTACTTCGGAACAGGTCTTCTTTCTGACCACAACGAAGTGAAATTGTTGGACATGGGAGATCTTGATGGCTCACAGAATGTACGCGTTATCATGCGTTACACGGCTGGTGTTCAATATGGTATCGGTTCTGACATCGTATTGTACTCTTAATTAACCGAGATTGACTAACTCAAAAGGGGGCTTGGGCGTTGCCCTTGCCCCTTTTTTAATACCAACAAAAAGAAATGGCTTGTAGCATTTTGACCACAGGACGGGCAGTAGCCTGTCAAAAATCAGTAGGAGGCTTAGTTGCAGCCTACTTCATTGACTACGGAGACTTGGGTGCAATCACCTATGATGTTACCGACACCGATGTCATTGATTCATTTGCAGGTACGCCTACTGCATACAAATACGACTTGCGTGAGCAGTCCTCTTTTGAGCAGTCATTTGTAGGATCTGTAGAGAACGGAACTCTTTTCTTTGAGCAGACTTTGAACTTGACCTTCACTAAGCTAGACAAAGAGTCAAACAAGGAATTGAAGTTGTTGGCCTATGGCCGCCCTCATGTAATCGTTGAAGATCAAAACGGAAACTTGTTCGTTATGGGCTTGTTAAATGGTGCTGAGGTAACTGCTGGAACTATCGTA